CGGTGTATGACATGAACCAAGCTTATTTAGTTATGTTGACAGGCAAAAATTGTGCATCGCCTGAAGCTTGGAATGATTTTAGGGACAAATGGAAATTGGCTGAAATATACATAGCCAAAGAGTACACACCAAACGAGTTTGTAAATAGAATGCACAAGCAATTTTACTCAAATGCCACAGCTATAATGCAACCTGGCACACATGGTTCAAAACCAATACCTTTTGTAATCACTATGTCAGGAAAACCAGGTATGGGCAAGTCAACAGCGTGGCCTGTTTTAGTTTCAGGAATTGTGCCAGGTAATGTTCAGCAAATCAGAGCGTTGTCTTATACACGAAATCCTGTTTCAGATTTCTTTGATGGATATAATCCAGAAAAGCACAAAATCTTTGTTTACGATGATTTTGGCAGTCAGGTAGATGATGCAGCAGCAGGCGAATTGATGTCAATTGTTTCAAATGCTGACTACTTACCACCTTTAGCAAGCTTGAATGACCCAAATATAGGGTTAAAGGGCTCATCATTTAGTTCACCAATAGTAATATTGTGTTCTAATTTTGAAGAATTTAACCACTGTAAGCAAGTAGCGGATAAAACAGCTTTGTTGAGGAGATTGGGGTATGTAGTTAAAGCGGCAGCAAAAATCAAACCTGATTCAATGCTGGGTTTATTTAAAATGAGAATAGATGGAACACAGGAACCGGTGCAAAACACAAAAAGAAAGAGTGAAGGTTATGTACATAATTATTTTGGAATTAGAGACTTGCAAGAGTTCTTTGCTAAAGCTTATAAAGAGCATATGATAGAACAATTAAGAGTTAATGAAGATTTAAATCAGTTATGTATGAAGGACCATGATTACACTTTTCGCAAATTTACACCGAGGTGAGGCAGCAAGAGCACATGACACAAGAAAGAAAAGATGAAATATTGAGTGAAATTAAAGAAGAAAAAACACAAGATTCTAAATCAATGTACGAAGGACCATTTAAGGCAACAGAAGAACTTCGTTGCGAAAGTGAATTATTTCCACCAAAAAGTGTAGATATAAATGAGTTGGCTTTAAACGCTAAGGATACAGACATACTTGAATTTTGTCAGTTGTCAAAGAAATACAAACAAGAAGAGGTGTATAATTGTTTGAAGCCCCAATATTGGTGGCATTTCAAACCACAAATGAGGCATGAGTTTATGCATTTTATGAAAACTAAATATGAAAAGACAATGCCAGTTTATATACCTTTGGATCAACATACAGAATTGTTTCAAGCACCAGCTAAAGTTTTAAACAATTATGTTAGTATTAAAGACAAAATTAAAAACATGACAACAATGTGTGCTGTGCAAAATGGAGTCAAAAATACACCAATACCAGCTAAGAAAAATGCTGGAGATATTAAGACCTGGGGTCTTAGATTTGGTTTCTTTGCAATAACATCATTAACTTTTGCACTTAGTGAATATGTCGATAGTTACGGCAGTACAATTTTGAATACTATTGCAACTTTAGCGGGACTATATGCAATAGTACATTTGGGCTATAAATTAATGGGCTTTACTACAACATCAGCTAAAGTAGAGTCAGGAGAAGCGGCATTGGGGCATAGAGCTCCAAAAGTAGTGTTTTCGAGAAGCACTAAAGAAAATGGTTTGACTTTGGAAGAAAATACAATGAATAAAGTAATTTTTAATCAAGTAGTTTTAGTTAATGAAAAATCAAAATACGTAAATGGTGTATTTTTGAAGGGAAGAATTTTACTTACAGTAAAACATTTCTTTCATAGCACAGATGAAGTACTGATTATTCATTCACATAGATCTGAAGATTCATTGATATACAAAATACCAAAATCAGAGATTAATGCTATTGAGTTGCCAAACGTCGACTTAATTTTGCTTGAGTTGCCGGTGTATGTTGCTATGTATAAAGACATAACTAAGTTGATCATAGATAAACCTTTAACAGAGGATTGTGATGGAATGACAACAAGAAGAAGTGTGAATGATACTTTAGTAATATATTCAATACCGGTAAAAGCGGGTAAAGTTAATTTGGAATTTGATGACGATACAGGCAAAACTTATCAAACCATGTGTGAAATATCATATAGATTGCATCATAGAACAGGAGATTGTGGAAACATAGTCTTAGCAAAATGTAGAGATCAAATGTATATGGCAGGAATGCATGAAAGTGGTTCTTTATCGGACCCTAATTTGTCATTTGCAGTGTTGTTAAATAGAACTGAAATTTTGAACGCCATGAAAAGCTTTAAAGAGGAATCAAAGTTTAGCAGAGAAGAAAATTTTGATTATGAAAAAGTTAAATTGGAAGAAGGAGTAGGAGTTAACAAAACGCAATTGGTAGGTTACAGTGATAAGCACATCTTAGGATCAAATCAATCAAAATTAGTGCCGTCAACAATACAAGGGGTGGTACACCCAGTTACCACAAGGCCAGCTCATTTGCGACGAGTTGGTAGCAACGATCCAATGCTTAAAGCATTGCGCAAATATGGCTTGTCTCATACTCATTTTCCTCTACACTTGGTAAAACAAGCTGTACAACATTTAAAGGAAGATATGCTTAGCAGAAAATTGCCTAGTGATTTGTGTAGAGAATTAACTTTGCACGAGTGTCTGAATGGAATTGAAGGAAGTGTAGAGTCAGTAGATTTGACTTCAAGCTCTGGATATCCTTTTTCATTAACACCAGAAACTAGAGGAGCTAAGAGACAAGTAATAAACGGAACAGCAGAAGATCACACGCTGTCATTAAATCAGGAAGCACAAGCTCATTATGATAAATGGACAAATATGTTGGACAATGGAATTATACCGAATGAACCCTTCTTGGCAACAATGAAGGATGAAAAGCGTAAACTTGAAAAAGTGAGTCAGTTCAAGACTCGAGTATTTTGTGCAGGATCATTATCATCATTTATGCATAACAAGAGATTGTTTGGAGCATTCAATTTGTTTTTCGCGAGAATCAAAGATGATTCATTTTCAACTTTGGGAATGAATAGAGCTAGTATAGACTGGCACAGAATGATTTCTTACTTATATGAAGTGGGTAATTTAGGATTCGATGGAGATCAAGAAGAATGGGATGGACGATTTAAAGCAGAAATAGCTTTAGAACTTTTGGATGTATTTAATGCTTGGTATGGTTCGCAGAAAGGATCATTGGCTTGGAAACACAGGTATATTTTATTTTGTCACGCAGTTTTTACGTTAATTAGAGTGAGTTGGAATTTTGAAATTGGAACGAAGACTTTGATATTAGAGACAAACGGATCAATGCCATCAGGATGGTTTTTGACATTTTTAGTAAATTCATTTGTTAATGCAGTGTTATTTAGAATGGGATGGATAAAGTTAGTTAGCGCACCTTTTAATGATCTCACTTATTTTACAAGATATGTGAGGGAAAAATATGCTGGAGATGACAATCAGTTGTCTGTTAGCAATGCGTTTATTCACCAGTTTAATGCTGTGGCAATACAAGAGTTTTTGGCTAAGTATGATCAAAAATACACACCAGCAACTAAGGAAGGAGTATTAGAACCGTATAAATTTATTAACGATTGCTCATTTTTGAAAACAATAACTAAAGTG